CTCCAGGCTCATACTTGAGAGATCAATGGTCTTCTGCTACAATTATAAAGATAGACACTGACGAATGGGTCGTCTTAGGAGATTTGAAGGCATAATTATGGCAATAGGTGGAAATAGTACAGGACCAAGAAAAAACAAGGTTCCCAACCTTGTTGGATTAGATGACAATGCAGCAAATCCAAATAACCCAACATATAAAATTACAGAAGCTGGATTTGATAAAGGAACGGTAAGTACAACAAATTTAAATGATCCTGATGGGACAAAGCTTACACAACTAGATGATGTTGTATCACAGTCTCCTACTGCAGACTATGTGTACCCAAGAAAGGAAGACGTTTCTTACACAAAGTATTCTCCGTATTTTCCTCCGTTCTTTCCTCCTTTCTTCCCACCGTTTTTCCCACCGTTCTTTCCGCCGTTCTTTCCGCCTTTCTTCCCACCATTCTTTCCACCGTATTTCCCACCTCCATTTCCACCTTCGTTTTGCCCCGGATTTAAGTAGGAGATAAAATGGCTAATACTATAAAAATTAAAAGAAGTGGAACAGCAGCTCAAACTCCAACTTCTTTAGATTATGGTGAGCTAGCAATTAACTACGCTGACGGAAAACTTTATTATAAAAATAGCTCTAACAACATAGTAGAATTTACTGGTTCTGGTTCTTCTGGAACAGTAACTTCTATTGTTGCAGGAACAGGTCTATCTGGACGGCACAATAACTACATCTGGAACAATATCAATTGACTCAACAGTAGTTACTTTAACTGGATCTCAAACTCTCACCAATAAAACATTAACAAGCCCCACAATTACTACGCCAACTTTTACTTTATCTGCATCTTCTTCAACCACAGATGCAAGAATTTCTTGGGATTCAACAAATAAAAAAATTCAAGTAGGCAATGGCACAATAGCATTAGACTTTGCTTCTTCTAATATCGTAACCAATGCGCAGACTGCAAGCTACACATTGGTTTTAGCTGATAAAGATAAATTAGTAGAGATGAACGTTGCAACTGCAAACAATCTGACTGTACCTCTTAATTCTTCAGTTGCTTTTCCTGTGGGAACACAAATAAATATCTTACAAACAGGAGCAGGAACTACTACAATTGTTGCTACTGGTGGGGTAACAGTTAATGGTACTCCTGGTTTAAAACTAAGAGCACAGTGGTCTTCTGTTACTTTAATAAAAAGAGGTACAGATACATGGGTTGCTGTTGGCGATTTAATGGCTTAGCTTTAGTATATTTTTTCAATTGTATAAAATGAAGGAGTTGTGAATCTCTCTCCTGAAGTAACCATCTTTACGCCGTGTAAATAAAATATATCACCAGGATGAGCAACAGCAAGCCCTGGAGATGGTTTTATCTCAAATTCATAATCAGGATAATATAGTTCGCCCCCTTCAAATTCATCATTGTAATAAAATAACGAATTTATATCATATGTAGGGAAAGGATTTGGTGATCCGTCGTTTAATTGCTTGTCTGCGTGCGGTTGTTGTTCTAGTCCTGGAAACCATCTAACTATTATTGGTGGTCTATGTGAAAGTTGAACTCTAAATTCTGATTCTAAATATTTTTTCATTTTTATTATATATTTTTCTACAAGAAAATATACTTCTGGTGAAATTTTTTTTAAAATCATCCATCCACATTGCCTATTAGACCAATATGAAGCGTTATATGTGCAGACTCCATTCTCATCAAACTGGTCTTCGCCAGCATCCTCCCATTCACTAATATTGGGCAAAAAATTTTGTATTGTCTTTAAATCATCTAGTTCAATAAAATTATTTAATATTTTAATATTATTAATAGACTTACCAAAATGACCAGGTTGAACAAGTGATTTTTCGTTACTTGAATGTTGCATGTAGACCCCTTTTGCGGTAGCATGTGATATACTGTTTGATACTAGTAGTATACCATCAAAAATAATTATCTTACGAAAGAAGAAAAAATGAAAGCCTATAATGTTGGCGATTACAATTTTGGAATAATTCTCTATAGAGAGACTGGTTTGGATAAAATAAACGCTCCAGAAAGACTAGAAAAAGTATTAAAAAATAGCAATCATGAGTATTTTAGATGGAAAGAAGCTTTAGTTGGCTATAATGAGTCTAAGCCTGATTATAGGGATTGCGTTGACCTAAAAATGAGCCCTCTACACTGGCATCTTTTAACTCCAGAGTTTGAAGAGATCAAAAATGTGTATGAGGAAACTGAGTCTATTATTAAGTCTTGTTTGTTAGATTATGAAAAAAGATTTAATATTAAGATGGAATATATGGAGGCAATAAACTTCATCAGATATGAAATTGGCCAACATTTCCAGGTTCATTCTGACGATGGCTTTTCCTATTCCTGCACAGTTTCTTCGGTTGCGTATTTTAATGATGAATACGAGGGTGGAGAATTATGGCTTCCTCAACAGGAAATAACTTTTAAACCACAAAAAGGCGATGTAATATTATTTCCTTCTAACTATATGTATTCTCACGCTTCTCTTCCAGTAATTGATGGTGTTAAATATTCTGCTGTTACAATGTTTGATTACAATGACAGAACACATGTGTTGGATAAAGATATCTCTAGTAACGTTCCAAAAGAAGAAGATATAGAAAAGGCTAAAAATTTAAAACTAAAGGAAATCTAACGATGTCAGTAGTCAACCTAACAAAGATGACACACAATCCGCCACAAATAAAACAGTCCAGACTAAAAAGAGATTGGATGGACAATACATATAACAAACATGCGTATAGGTGTCTACCGATGACAGCAGCAAATGTCCATGGGTGGGAGATGATTTTACCTCAAGATGTTATAATACAATTGGATGCTGTCAACACAGTACCTAGGGTTATTAGCGGTGAGATTTTTGATGGAAGACCTTTAGTAATGCCATCAATATTAAATATTATATCTTTTTGTACAAGTTGGGCAATTAAAACACAACCTGGATATAGCACTTGGATATCTGGATCACCAAATTATGTTATTGATGGAGCTGTTCCTCTTTCTGCTTCAATACCTACAGATTGGTGGCCCGATGAATTCAATATGAATTGGTATATCACTAAGGTTGGTGAACCAATTATTTTTGAGGCAGGGTCTCCTTTTATGTTTTTTAATTTTTATAAAAATGATGAATACGCTGACATCACCTTTAACGTAGACAACATATGGGATAAGCAAGACTTAATGAAAAGCAGGTCTGAATACTGGCAAGCAAAAGAAGAGAATAGAGTGAGCAACCCTTGGAAATGGATGAATGGGATTAGAACAGGATTAAATGAAAAAGGGGAACAAATAGGCCCCAAACACGATGGATTAGAAAAGCTTAATGAGCCTAACACAGGTGCGTAACTACATGTTGATGTTACTATATTCTTGGTGTTTAGATAATTAAACTTTGGAGAAAAAATGGATTTTGTACTAAGTAATACTATAAAAATAGATATCTTAAATAAAGCACGCCCTTTGATAGAGAACGCTCTTTATGAGATACTAGTTATGCAGGGGCTTGATCCAGACACTTTTGATCCAGATACATTTGTTCCAGTTGAGGGTAACCTAGACCACGAAACAATGGCAAAGCTTCTACAGAAGCATTCAAATTTAATTTCTAAGATTAAAGAGCTTGGTGGTTGATAGTGAAATTTTCTTTATCGCAAGAAGAAATAAAATCCAATTTAGAAAATATAGTTAAGCAGCTTGAAAAAGAACTAATGCTTAGGCTGGCTGCTGGTGGCATAGATTTTGAAGATTTTGATCCAGACACTTTTCAATACAATCCTGATTCTGGAGTACATGCTGGTATAATAGGTTTGATCCAAAAAATTAATAATACCAAGAGTAAGTTGAGCGCTTTAGAATAAAGTGAAACAAAGTCTAAAACATAAGATTATAAATAATAATATAAAATATATTTATGCGGAGGTAGAATCAGAGCTAGTAAATTCTGATTCTATTTTTGTTTTTATATACCCATTAGTATTTAAGGTAAAAAAGAAAAAAATTCTACCTTCAAATATTATAGATGATATAGCTGTATTTGATTTTGAGTTAAGTTTTGTAGGAAAAAATAAAGTAAAAGTTTTTGAAAATAAAGAGTTAGTAAAAGAGTATGTTTATGAAAAAAACGATGCAAATGAACTTTGTTGATTATGATTTTTATATTAATAGACAAAATAAAAGAAATGCAGTCATAGCTGGATTATTCAAGTTTGATAATCCAAACCATTTAGATTACGCACAAAAAGTAAAAGAAAATATTCAAAATAGAATTAACATTTTTCCAATACTTTCTAGTATAGTTCAAGAAAGTAAAATAAAAAATGACTTTCCATATTTTGTAGTTGATTCAAATTTTAATATTAATAATCATATTTTTAGCTATAATATTTTTTCTGATGAAGAATTTAAAACTACAATTAATTCTATCTTAGCTAAAGAAATAGATTTTAAAAAACCATTGTGGGAGTTTCATATTATAAACTATAAAGATTCTTCTTATGTTTTAAGAAGAGCCCATCACGCAATGGGGGACGGAACTCAACTATCCAATGCAGTGTCTTTTTCTGATGAGCCGTCTAATATTAAACCAGGTTTAACTTTAAGTAAAGTTGGAAAAATTAGATCATATTATAATAAATTATGTAAAACTATTAAATATTATTACTTAATATTATTTGGTTTTTTTAAGAAAACAAATCAACAACTTCATGTGCAGCAGTTTTCAAGAGATGGTATATACAGGGGGGATTGGAGACCAAAAAGAAATTATTCTTTAGATTATTCTTTTTTAGTTTTTAATTTAAATGAGTTTAACGATTTGTTGAAAAAAAATAATATTTCAACCTTAGATCTATGTTACTTGATTAATACACTTTGTTATCAACAAATATTAGGGGAAAAAGTTTTAAATAAAAAAGATCTAATTTCTATATTCCCAAGAAATTATTCAAAAATTAAACATTATGGAAATGAAATAGTAGTCGCAAATATAGACATACCTACCTCTGAGTCTTCAATTGAGAAAATATTAGAGAGAATTAAGTTGTCTATTTCTTCTCAAAATAATATATTTGACACAAGTCCGCATGTGTATTATGCAGCAGCGCTGAGAGCAAATCCTAAGATTTCTTCTTCTAAAAAATCTTTTAAGTTTGTAAATTCTTCAGATTGGAATAATAGAAAAAAAATTCCAAGATATAGAAAAGAGTTTTCTCCAATAGCAACATCAACCAGCTATTACAATGCTAGAGCAGTTTCTGAAATAAAAGTTTTTGGCGAAAAGATAAAAGAATCTTACGCTATATCAATGCCATTGAACGTTCCTGGTTCAATAGGGATATCAACAGCATTTAGAAAAGAAAAAGAAAATTTATATGTAACCATAAGTACTTTTAAAGAAATAATTGAAGCAGAAAAAGTTAAAAAAAATATGATCATATCCTTAGATAGAATTAAAGAATATTTTAAAGATTAAAGTTATGGAAGAAAGCAAAATAGACTTACGTGATCAAAAAAATTTCCTTGAACAATGTAGGCGTAACAATCCAGTATTTCAAGTGTCTGATAACTACTGGGTTATATCTTCTTATAACGAGGTAAAAGAAGCTATGAGAAGCTCTAGTTTAGTTAGGCAAATGAAAGAAAGTTACGATGATACATATATTCACTCACTGCTTAACCTAGATGGCGATGATCACGCAAAATATAGAAAAATACTTAATCCATTTTTTTCCAATTCTTCTATAAACGAAATTCAAAAAAACATTGAAAATAATGTAAATAAAAAGTTTTCTGCCATTAAGAGTAAAGAAGAAATAAACCTGATATCAGATATTGCTTTCCCAATACCATTTTATTCCATATGTCAAATACTGGGGGTGGACATAAGCGAAGAAGAGGATTACTCATTTATAGCAGATTGGACTACTGATGCAATGCTAGTCCTAAATATGTATCTTTCAAAAGAAGACTACAAAAAACATTCTATAGGAACAGAAAAAGTTTTTACCTACATAGTTAATATGTTGTATGGTAAAAAATTTAAAAAAACAAGCAATGGTGTTTTTTCTTATTTAAAAAACTATACTGATGGAGGAGAGTTTTTAAAAAACGAAGAAATAATATCACTCTGCTTGATGCTTTTTATCGGAGGTTTTGAGACAAATCTAAACACCTTTACATCTTTAGTCTATGAGTTTGTCAACAACAAAAACACTGCAGATATGGTTCTTAATGATATAGACAATAAAAATACAATAGAAGAATTATTTAGACATTCTTCTAGTTTGAATTTTATAACAAGAAGAGCATCCTCAGACTTAAGTATAGGAAATCAGACCATAAAAGAGGGTCAATATGCAATTTTGCATATAGCTTCTGCTAATAGAGATTCAAAAATTTTTTCAAATCCTCATATCATAGATCCCAAAAGAAAAAATGCGGCTAGCCATTTAGCATTTGGCGGAGGAGCACACTACTGCATAGGGGCCAGTCTTTCTAGGTCTCAGATAAAAACAATAACAAAAGAATTTTTAACTAACATGAGCAAACAATGCGGCTTTGTGCAGGAGCCAAAAAAGAACACAAACACCTCAATGAATGGCTATAGAGAAATGGTTCTTAGTCATTACTATAATTAGGTAAAAATCAAAGAAGGCAAAAATGTTAGACATAGAAAAAGCAATAATACTAAAAGAACGCATAGTTTATGAGTTAGCGATTTCTCTTGGCATTGATCCAGAAATAGAAGATCTAGACAATTTAACTATTCCTGAGTCTTATCCCGGACCAGAATTGGTTTCATTCAATACGCCGTCTAGGCACAATATTTATATAGCACTTAAAAGAAATTATGAGGTTCTTAAGATGATGAAAGAGAGCATCAATAATGATTAACAAAGAATATGATGAGCAATATTTAAATAATTATGTAGTAGAACATGAAGATGGCGAAATACAAGAAGTAGACATACAGGAACAGAGATATATCCTTACTGACGGATCCACCTTTAAGTGTCATATCCATGAGATAGATGATACAATAGAAATATCTAAAGATTCATTTTCTGATCAAGAGGATTTATAAAAATGAAATATAATCAAGATGAACATAAACAACAGTTAGAAGCTAAGCTGTTAGCAATATTGTCAATACTAGGCATTGATTCTTCACAGCTTTATGCCGTTACTTTTAGGGACATAAGGATGAAGCTTAACGAGCTTTATCCGGCTACCAGTGCCCCACTAGAGAATCATTTTGAGTATGATGCGACTAAAGCATTAATTAGAGATAGAAAAAGAATATTCAATGCTGCGAGATATGCAATATATGGATTGTCAACAATAAAGAATCGAGAAAACAATGTCTAATGACACAGGCTTTAGTCCAATATCCGTTGCAATAAAATCTAATAAGCTTTCAAAAACAAAATTTGAAGAAGTAGTTACAACTAATGGGGCAATAGAAAACTGTAAAAAAATTTTACAATATGAAAAAGACACCCTAAACCTTGACAGATCAAATCAATCAATTGGGCTACCGCCAAGTTTAATTCATGCGTATGAGGCGGTGTCATTTGCTGAGCAAATGGATGATAAAAAAAATTCATACGCAGTAGCAATGATTGAATACATGGCTGCGCAGGTGGAGATGATCATAAGCTTAATGAAACCATCTGTTATTACTTTTTTTTCTAACCCTAGCCATGTTTTTACATATGACTATATTAATTCTTTTAATTTAGAAAAAGTATATGTCCCAAATGATGAATATTTATTTAGATCAGAAAACATAATAGAAAATGCAGAATGCCCATTTGATGTTGTTTCAAAAAATTCTTTGATTGATGGTGAGATTCCAGAAGAAACGGAACTTTTAATTGCTGATGTAACTGATATATCATCGCATTTAGATATTGATATAATATCAAAAATGTATTCCTCTATGAAGAATGGGTCTGCAATACTGCTATTTAATAATAATGATTTCTATAGCTATTATGCAAACAATGATGAGTTTAGTGAGTTAAAGTTGGATCACCCATTTTATGATGTAAATGAATCAATAAAGAATTTACAAAATTGCTACTATTATCATATTGGAACTTCAGCAGGTATAACAGTAATTATTAAAAAATGATACTAAAAGATGATTTTTTAGATAGAGAACTATACGCAAAAGTGCTTGCTGATGCAAACTTTTTTCCAGAATCAATGGGTACTGACGAAAAAATAGCATCACAGATTAACAGTTATCACGATGAAAAAGCAGACTGTTTTGCTCCTTACATGTTTTGGGATGGTTGGTGGAGATCAGAAGCCAATACTTTAAAAAAGAAAGTAGTGCAAAAAATATGGGAAGATAATCTAGAATATCCATTAGAAGATATTCTAGGAATAGAGTATTGGACGAGAACATTTCAAAAAGGACAGTACCTTGACTGTCATGTAGATGAAGATACTTTTTTGTACCAAAAAGAAAAAATATTTAGCGGACCTATATGCGGCTCTGTGTATTATGCTATCAACAACGAAAACGGTGGATTTTTAGAAATTCATAATAAAGAAATTCCAGAAAAGACATATTTAGCATTGGAACATGATAATATTAAAAAATACACTGTAGATATTTCGCTAAGAGAACGAATAGCATACAAAGGAAATAGGCTAATAATATTTGATTCAGGCC